CACACGGCGTGAAGGTCTTGCTCCAGTGAACCAGAAGCGTAATGGACTTAATGCCGTAAGACGCTGGCAACCCCACCGTTTTAGGCTGTAAAAGCCCATGCGGACGTGTGTAGACCCCGACCACCTTGTCGATGGTCTTGTCAATCGCACCCACGCCCCAGACCGGAATGTCCGGCATTTTGGCCTTTAACCATGTCAGAACGTCACTTGTCGTAATCACATCAACCACCCATCAGGCTTTTCAGCCTGTCCGCAAATGTGCTTGTTATAAAACCTGCCTTAGCGTGTCCGGCCATGTACGGATCAAACCAGCGACCCCCGGCAAACGGATTCTTGTCCGTCCGGAAATTGTATTCCGGGTGATAATAAAGCCGTCTTGCGTATGGACCTGTGCTGATTAACCGGATGTGGCCGTCTCTGGCCGCTGAATAATCCGGATAGGTCAGCACGTTCTGTAAGGTTCCGGTGTCAAACGGCACGGTCTGTGACAGTACCAGATCGCTGTACAAGGCCGCCGCCGTCTGTTCCAGGGCTGTGACTTTCATGCCGGAGAACTTCTGTTCCCAGTCAGCACTCGGTCGAAACTCCACATTGAAGGAGATCATGCTAGTTCAATCCTTGTGTGATTGACAGAACCGTCCGGATTTCTTGGTCTCGAATATGACACAACATTCCGGACAACCCCATCAACCTCAACCTCGCCATTGTCGAACTGAACGCCGGGCAGGATGTCGCCGCCGATGTGTAAGACACCCGACAGCGCAATCCATTGCCCCTGACCGTCCTGAACTCGCTTGACTTTCTCCGACCAGTTGGCCTTGCCCGACCATGCCCCGACCTCAACCGGGCCGCCGTCTTCACCCAGACCGCCGTAAAGCGTGATGGTGACATCGACCCGATCCCAAAGACCCTTGAAGTAAGGCAATTTCATGCCGCTCATCGTAAACGCCTGTCCAGTAATCCGGTTGGAAGCAGAAACAGCATGGCCTTTTTTGACAGACCGTAATGGTCTGCGACCGCACCCTTGCCCGACCGGGATCCACCGCCCGACACCGAAACATCACCGATGGTATAGCCCCCGGCAATGTCCAGCATGTCGGACGCTTCCCCGAACTGGTATTGATGGTCGGCTTCTGCGCAATTTGCCAGTTTGATCTGGTTCTGCGTGAAGTCCGGCCAGCGTTCCAGCTCTCTTATCTGGTACCGGGTTGCCATGTCAATCGACTGTGCCGCCTTCTCCAAAGCCGCCGCTATTTCAGCGGCAGGAATGGCCGTACCCTTGTAGACCGCATTGTAGAAAGTCCCGTCAGCGTAAGCCATGCCCTGCCCCCGTTCTTATTTCTTGGCCGTCTTCTTGTCGGCCCGTTTCTCGATCAGCCCACGTAAGGCTTTCAGTTCCGCACGTGCCTTGTCCAGTTCGCCCTTGACTGATTCAAGTTCAAACCTTGCAAGTTCAAGCTCGGCTTTTGCCTGTTCAAGCTCAGCCTCCAGTTCCTCATACTTGGCATAAGGCACTGTCTTGCCGTGGCCGTGGTGTATGAGCTTGTCGCCTTCATAGATGTCAAACCCTAAAGCACGGTACTGCTTGACCTCTGCGCTTTCGATTTTCAGCACCTTATTGCCTTTTTGCGCTGTAAACATGTTTTATGCCCCCTTTGTTGTTAATCCGTCATGCCTTACGACCCGTAAATCTCGACAATCGTTGCCGCCGGGAATCTGTAACCGGTCAAGCCAGCGATGCCAACGCTCACCGTTCCGGATGTCGGAGATGAGAGAGCAAGCGTCCACTCTTTGGCTGAACCGCTCAAGGCACCCTTGGTTGCCGAGCCGGTGCCCGCCGTGATCGTGAAGTGAGAGGCTTGTAAGCCGGTCACATCCTTGTCAAAGGTGAATTTGATGCCGGTTGAAGGCGTTCCGCCAGATGCTCCGCCCTGTTGAACCGCCGACACGACCGCAACAATCGTTTCGGAGTAGATGTTGACAAGACCCGGAGTTGCCGGGAAAGCGTACCCGGCTAGGCCGCTTACCTTGATTCCAACGTTGCCCTCGACGGGATTGCTGATCGCAAGTGTCCAGACTTTACCGAATCCGCTCACTGTGCCCTTCGTGGCTGATCCTGACCCGCTAGAAAGCGTGATATGAGACGATTCAAGGCCTACCACGTCTTTATCGAACGTGATCTTGATGCCGGTTGAATTGACCGATCCGGATGTTCCGCCGACCTGCTCGATTGAAGAGATTCCGACCGTGACAGCGCCGGTGTCAACATTGATCTTCACACCGTCAAGCTTCTTCTCGATCAGGAACAAGTCCCCGTAGCGCCTGTTCTGATACAGCCAGCCGTCGCCGTTCGTGTGAGTGCCGGGCGCCCAAAGATAGATAGAATTGTGCTTATCAGCCGCAATGACCGATCTCGGATGAACAAGCATCATCTGAATCTGCAAAGCGTTTTGTGCCGGCTCAAAGCCATCTGTGAAGTCGTAAGCCGTTTTGAACCGATCTTTCGGAACGGACTTGATGGTCACATCGTCCAAGGAACGCACTGCACGGTTGATTCTTCCGTCGTTAGCACCGCCGACGATGATTGCGCGATAAATCTTCTCTGCGTTCTTAATCATCGTGTTAACGGTTGCCGTAACATAAAGAATACGCCCCGTTTCAGGAACGCCGGCATCGTCCATCTCTTCCATCCACCTGTCGAATACGATCAAAACATTTGCGTCCGTAAGAGGCGTGGTATCCGCCGTCTTTCCGAAAGTCGTTGTGTAATCGTAATAGATTTTGGAGAATCGGTATGCGTCCAGTTCCGGGATCGCTTGCTCTTCCTCGAACGTTTTAGTAACGTTAGCCGCCGACAGGACTTGGTTCGTCTCGTCAACGTCCATGGCGTCTACGAAGAACTCTACGTCTCGGTCATGGGATAGCGTCTTGACTTCCCAATCATTGGCAAGCGCCTGACGGTTGTACCCGCCCGATCTCGAATGTTCCTTGTACCCGCCTACCTCAAGTCTCGGAATCTTGATCGTCTTTGCGTCAACGAACTTTGCACCTTGCATCGTGAAGTCGCCGGAGACAAGCTCTCGTGAATATTTCTGCTCTAAGTCAGCCAGAAATTGTTCTGCATAGTTAATTGCCATTGTTAGTTATCCTTTCATTCTGTGTTGCCAAAGATTTTGGCTATTTGTTCAGACGTTCCCGGTTGTTGCTGATCAGATGCCCCGATCTTGAAACCGGGCTTGCCTTCCTCGTCTGCGCCGGACGATGCTTTGAATTCGGGTATCGTGCTGACCACCTGCTCCAATGCGGCAGAGATCGCCGCTTGATCCGGCTGACCTTGTTCGTCTAGTCCGATGGCAGACAAGTCCGCCAGCCTGATGACGTGTTCCACCCTGTCCGGCCTGATCTGCATGGACAGGGCCTGCATCATCGCTTCCGACCGGACGAGCCGTTGGTTGGCCTGTACCATGATCGCCTGTTTCTCCTTCTCCAAAGCGTCATATTGCGCTTGGAGTTGGGTCAGATCGTTTCGGGCGGCGGCTTTTGTTTCCGCCTGTCGTGCTTTGTAGGCTTCCAACGCCTGTTTCACTTCCTCCTCTGATAACCCTTGCTGTTTGAAGTAACTGGTCAGGGCACCCCGTGTCGCACGTTCTTCCCTCTCGGTCGCAATCCGTTCAGCTTCCGCCATATCAATTTGTTTGATGTTACCTCCGGCTTCTTGGTTGCCGTCACCCCCCGCCTGTTCGGCTGTCGCTTCCTCGTTTGCGGTGTCGAGTACACCCTCTTGTTTGTCAAGCATGTTGGTTTCCTTTCCTGATCCGTTTTCTGCCCGTCGGCTCCGGCTTATAGCGCCGTACTCTGTGATTGCTCAAACTCTATTATAAACGCCTATATGCGGTTTCTTTAATCCAACAACTTCTCACGCTGTGGGTTTCGCCTTAACTGCGGTTGGTGCCGTAAATGCTCCCTCATGGCCGCTTGCCACGTTTTGACTTTTAAGGCCGCCTTTGCCTTTTCGTCCTTGTTGACCGACAATGCCTCCTGACGCTTCCACTCCCTGATCTTGCGCTCAATGTATCGCTGTTGTTGTTCGGCTTCATAATTGGATTTGGTCTGGTCGAAGTCCGACTTCTTTGGGATTTGTGTCACGCCAGGTATGTAGACCGTCAATGGGTGTCGGCAATTCGGTCCTTGGAAGTGTGACGGCGGTTTCATGGCTTCGGACAGCATAGGGTGCTTACCGTCCGGCTTGCCTTTAGAGAACACGTCA